CGGCTGAGGGCGCTGGCGGCCGAGGCGCGCCGGCTCGAGCTGGTGCTAGCTAAGCGCGGCTTCGACATCAAGGCCTACGCGAACGGGCACACGCGACAGCTCGAGGTATTGCAGGCAGCGCGCGTCGAGCGGCGCATGCTGCTCATGATGGCCCGCCAGACGGGCAAGAGTTGGAGCATCGCGGGTGCGCACGCGGACAGGGCCATGTCACGGCCGGGCGTCACAAACCTGGCGTTCGGACTGACCGGGCCCGCCGTGCGTAACACGTTCTGGGAGCCGGTGTGGTTGCCGATGTGCGCGCGGTGGAAGCTGCCGGCCGAGCACGTCGACACCACCATGACCACGCGGTGGGCGAACGGCTCCCGCACGCTGTTCAGTGGGACCGACGACGTGAGGCACGTGCAGAATGTCCTGGGCGGCCGCCTCGACGGGTCGCTGGTGAGCATCGACGAGTGCCAGAGCCAGCCGCGCGATGTGTTCGTGGCGATGCTGCGCACCATCCTCCCCCCCATGCTCACGCCCTCGAGCACGCTGCTGCTCGCTGGCACCATCCCCGAGGCGCCCGGCGGCCCGTGGTGGGTGGAGTCGCAGAAGACGAGCTGGTGGCAACGCTCATGGGGGCGTATGGACAACGTCCACACGCCCGAGGCCCGCGCCGAGCTGGACGCCCACATGCAGGCCAACGGGCTCGCCGAGCTCGACCCGCAGATTCAGCGCGATTGGTTCGGCAACCGCGAGGCGTTCGATCCGCTCGCGCGCGCCTACCACTACCGCGAGGAGCGCAACGGCTACGCCCCGGCGCGCCCGGCATGGGTGGACCGACTGCAGCTCAAGAGCGGCAAGGCGTGGGGGGCAGACCCGCTCCCTGGCGTGGACACGTTCTCCGTGGCGCTTGACCCCGGCGGATCGGACCCGTGCGGCGTGGTCATCCTCGGATGGAGCTCGAAGACGGGCGGCCCCGTGTACGAGCTGTTCGATTGGGTGAGCGAGTACAACGCTCGCCTGAGCCTCGACGACATGGCCGACGTGGTGAGGCAGGCGCGCGACGCCATCGGCGGCCGCAACTGGCAGTACCGCTACGACACGAACAGCGACATGGAAATCAACGCCTTCCAGCACTCGCACGGCATCCCCAGCATCAAGGCCGCGAAGAAGGCTGACATGGCCGGACAGATTCGGCGTGCCAACAACATGCTGGGGAACGCCACGCTCAAGGTCATCGCAGGGAGCAACCTGGCCCAGGACTTCGTAACGGCGCGGCTCGACCAGGGCAAGCTGGCCAACAACCAATGGGCGTGGACGAACGACTACCACCCCACTGCGTCCGAGTGCGCCCGGTACGCGCTGGCGGGGTTCTGGGACGCTGTGCCGGTTTCGAAACCGCCGGTTCCAGCCGATCCGTTTGAGGCCGAGATGGCTCGGGCGAGAGCGCTCGAGAACGTGCCGGCATACCTCAGGAAACGCACGGCCAACGGATGGAGGATGTGATGGACGCGTTGACTCAGTGGCACGACAAAGAGCTGGCCACGGGCGCCGAGGGCGACTCCGACGAGGCGCAGCTGGCCCGGCGCGAACTGGTCGCGAAGCTCGACAAGGCGCTGCTGTCCATCGAGACGAGCCCCCAGGAGATGGCGCGGATCAACTGCATCATCCAGGACCTGCAGCGCTACAGCGGCACGCCAATCTCCGCGGGCAACACGCCCTCGATGTCGGACCTGTTCGCCTACAAGTACGACACGGTCAATGGCGACCTGCAGTACAACATCTGCTACCAGATCGTGAACACGATCGTGGCGCGTATCTGCTCGTTCCGGCCGCGCGCGCAGTTCCTCCCCGAGCACGGCGACCACACGACCCACTCTCTCGTGCGTGACCTGACCAGCGCGAGCGATGCGTGGGCGCAGAAGGTACAGTACCAGAAGACGGCGACGCTGGCGTTCAGGGACATGCTCACCTGCCCCGGGGGCGTGCTCAAGGTCTACCCGGAGACGGTTGCCGGCAAGGTGCGCGTCGAGCTGATGCGCGTCCCGCCGTGGGAGCTCAAGATCGACCCGGACGACGACAAGCATGGCGATCCGGAGTGCATGTACCACTCGCGGTGGGTAACCATCGACCATGCGCTGCGTGACTACGGCACGTCCGATGATGCGAAGGACTCCATCAAAGGTGGCGCAGAGCGGCTGGCGCAGGTCGAGACCTACCGAGCGACGTCCGAGCGAAACGGCGTGCGGATGGTGCGCGTGGTGGACGCCTACAAGCGCGGACCCGACGGCCGGCATGTCATCATGGTCGGAGACTTCCTGGCGGTGAACGAGGCGTACGAGCACGAGCGACACCTGTTCGAGCGGATGGTGTTCGACGAGGCGCCCGTGGGCGGGTGGGGATTGTCGGCGCTGGTGCAGATTCGGAGCATCCAAGATCGTGTCAACGATTGGCTCAGTGCCGCCGACGATGCCACCCATCTGGCGGCCAAGCTGTTCATCGGCGTGCCCACGGGAGCTGGCATCGACCCGAACCAGGGCATCACGAACAACCCGGTGCAGATAATCCCGCACGCCCCTGGAGCGGACATCTCGATGCACACCGTGCAGCCCGTGGGGGACTTCTCCTGGTGGCAGATGCTCAAGGCCATGGCGGGAGAGATTCTGGGCCTGCCCCCGAACGCAGTGCATGCCACGAAGGCCCCCGCCGTGACGAGTATGGTGGCGATCGACGCCGTGACCGACCTCGAGAATGACCGGCTCTCCCAGCTCTCGCAGATGTGGGAGCAGCTCTGCCCGCGCTCTGCTGACCTGTGGTACGCCGTTTCGGCCGACATCGGCGCGGGCGGTGAAGAATACCTGGCGGTAGATCGGGGCGCCTCGACCGTCATCACGTTCAAGGCGATGGAACGCAAGCCGGCGATCCGCACCTTCCCCACGGCGCTATTCGGCAACAGCGTCCCGGGGCGCCTCCAGAAGGCCATGGATGCCGTGAAAGCCGGATGGTTCGACCAGGAGGAAATCCTGTGGATGCTCGACATCCCTGACCTGGGCCCGGCCACCGCCCAGAAGCTCGCCGAGTTCGGATACGCCGAGAAGCTTGCCGACGGGCTGCTCGAGGACACGCAGCCCTACGAGACGCCCGACGAGTGGATGGACCCGCAGAAGCTGTTCGACTACTGCCGCAAGCGCTACCTGCGCGCCATCACCGGGGGCAACTACCCCACCGCGGGCGTGTACAAGATGCGCAAGCTCCTAGATTACCTGAAGCCGATCGCCGACAAGGCGGCGGGCCGACCTCCAGCAGCCCCGCTGGGAGCTGCGGCCGCTCCAGTGGCGCCCGCAGCTCCACCGCAGCTACCCGGCCTGGCTCAGACGCCCGAGGCCGCCATCGCAATGCCCACCGGACCGACCCAATAGCGAAAGGACCCATCCATGGCGAAAGCAGCACCCGCGCCGGCCCCATCGAACGTCACCGCAACGCCCGTCAACGAGGTGTCAGGGGGCGCCAACGCCACGAAGGAAGTCCTTGCCGCCAGGACCGAGACGTGGAGCGACACGGAGGCGCCCGTGGTTAGCGGCACCGAGGTGGTCGAGATGGACGGCGGCCTGGGCGAGCAGAACAAGGCCGAGCAGATCATGATGGCCCTCCGCGGCGACGGGACTGTCGAGGAGTTCGCCGCCAAACCGGACAAGGTCGAGAAGGCCGGTCAAGAGGAGAAAACCCCCAAGGTCGAAGCGAAGACCGAGGAGGAGCCGGCCAAGCCGACCCGCAAGGACCTCCTGGCGAGCATCGGCGCCGAGAAGAAGGCCCGCGCCCTCGAGGCCAAGGTGGCCGAGCTCCAGGCGCAAAACAAGGCGCTGACCGAGGGGACGATCGCCGACGCCATGCGGGCCCGCGGCCTCACGCGAGAGCAGGCCATGGAGAAGCTGGTGCTCGAGGGCACCGGCATGGCCGCAGCCGACCCCGACCCGGAGCGCACCGCCCTCAAGGCCAAGGTGGAGGCGCTCGAGAAGGTCGCCGCGCGCGCCGAGGACGAAGCCGTGGCCAAGGTGGTGGCCGAGCACCTGGCCGAGGTGGACGTGCCGCTGGTGAAGGCGTCGAAGCGGGTGCCCGTGCCCCAGAACGACGGGACGGCGGTCTACCGCTCCACGCACGACGTGATCGCCGAGCTGGCCGAGCAGCTCTGGATCGATGACGGGAAGCCATCCGCCACCGAGAAGAACCGCCGCGACTACATCGCGCCGGCCGCCGAGCTGCTCGAGCGCGCTCTCAACGAGGAGTTCGGCCCCTTGCTCGCGGCGAAGGGTGCCAAGTCCGAGAAGGCTGCCCCCGCCAAGGCCACGGTGCCCGCCGTGGGGAAGCGCGGCGGACCGCCCCGCCCTGCCGGCAACGTCGACCCCTACGCCGGCATGGACGAGTACTCGCGCCGGCTCGCCATCAAGCGTGAATACGGGGTCTGACTACCAACCGCGCGCCTGAAGCATCGCCGTGGCCTGCTCGACCTCTCCGCCGGGCGCGAAGAAATGCCCGGCGTGGTCGTAGTCTACGCCCTCTCCGCGTTGGTCAGAGGCGGCATGGCCCATTTCGTGGGCCAGCGCACTGGTAGGAGGCGCGCTGCCGAGTGGATCGCCGATCAGAGCGCCCGGCGGCGCTACGACGATCGCTGCCCCATCGACGTAGACGCCCCATTCGCATTGGCCCTCGCCGATGTCGATGCCGCGCCCGTTGTCGCACGTCAGGATAGCGCCTCCGTACCAGTAAACCGGCGGCGTCTCTGCCATCCCGTAGAAGCCTGCAATGGCCCGGATGGCCTCCGCGGCGTGCGCAGGCGGTGGAACCAACTTCGCCGGGTCTGGAACGAAATCCCCATTCCATCTTGCGCCGCACCCGGCCAGAAGCACCGCCAACATCGCCGTTCGCATGCCCCGAAGTATGCTCCCGTGCCGACGCGTCGGTCAACGGACGCTCGCGTACCCGACGCATGCGTTGACTATCGGGCCGTGACCGCGTATTCTGAACGGGCACAATCCCGTTCTCCCGACGGCGCACTACGAATCTGACCGAGCCCGGAACCGCGAAGCCTCACGACGATCGAGGGAGACACCCACCTCTCGTCGTGAGGTCTCACCATGGCCGGTTCATCTTTCGCGAACGTTTCCAAGGCTCTTGCGGTCAATTACGACCGCCCATTTCGAGGCAAGGTCGGTTGGTCCAAGGGGGCCCTGGCCGGCATGATCACCAAGGTGGTCGGGCAGGGCATCACCGGCCCGGTCATCCCGATCCGCTCGGGCAACTCGCCCGCCGTGTCGAACAGCTTCGCCAACGCGCAGGCGCAGGCGGCAATTCAGTTCACCAAGACGGAGCAGTTCAACCCGGCGTGGGTGAAGAAGTACGGCATCGCCCAGATCGACGGCCTGCTGATGGCAGCCGCCTCGAGCACGGGCGGCCTCTTCGACAAGTTCTGCGTGCAGCTGGACGGCATCCTCGACGGCACCATGAACCAGTTCTCGACCGACATCTACCGGTCGGGCAGCGGGTACGTGGGGCGCGTCGCTTCGGCGGCCCAGGGGCAGGTGCTCGCCAGCACCACGCTCCAGCTCGCCAACCCCGAGGACATCGTGCACTTTTCGCGCGGCATGCGCTTGCAGTGCGCGCACACCGAGTTCGCGGCCCTCACAGACGGCGCCTCGGTGGTCACGGTGACCGGCATCTCCGACCTGCAGCTCGGCCTCATGACCTTGTCGGGCAACCTGACGGCTGGCCTGGCCGGCGCGACCTTCGGGGATTTCATTTTCGTCGAAGGCAACCACGCCGCCTCGCAGGTGGCGGTGAGCTGCATGCCGGGCGTCGACGCTTGGCTGCCCATCACCCCCGCGGGCGTCACCGACGCGACGGGCGCCAACCGCACCAACGACGCGCTCCTGCTCGGGACCATCCTCAACACGACCACCGCGGGCTCGCCCGTCGCCGGCGCGAACAAAGAAGACCTCTGCATCGAGGCGATCACCTCCTCGGCCCGCTTCGGCGGGAACCCCGAGAAGATGATCTATTTCACCAACCCGACGAACTACAAGCAGCTCATCCAGACGGGCATGAGCAAGTTCCGTCCCACCACGGTCAAGGGACCGTACAACGTCGGCTTCCAGGGCGCGCGCATCCTCGCCACCGAGGGCGAGATCATGATCATGCCGGACCGCTACTGCCCCGTGCAGCGGTCGTACCTGCTCGACATGAGCACCTGGAAGTACTACGGCGCCGGCAACGCCGAGGTGCCCCGCTTCCTCAACGCCGATGGCGTCGGGGAGATCCTCCGCATGACGGCCGAGGACTCCGTGGAGAGCCGCTGTGGCTTCTACGGGACCGTCGGGTGCAACAGCCCCGTCACCAACGTGGTCGTCGTTCACGCGACGAACTAAGGAGCCGCCACCATGGGTCTACTTCCAGTCTTGGGTGTGTGGGGACGGCGGAACTTCACCGTCCTCTGCCACCGGGTGGTCATCGGCGCCGCCGGTGCCATCACGTCGCAGGACGCCGCGTCCGACTCTGGCATCGTCGCCACCCTCAACGGGGTGGCGGTGGGCCAGTACACGCTGGCGCTCTCGGGGACGGGCGGGGCAAAGGGCTACCGTCAGTTTCTGGGGGTCTACGCGTGCATCCTCGGGCCGACGGGCGCCGGGGCCTTTGGGGCCGGCGGAAACGACGGCTTCATGCGCGACAACAACGTGGACGCGGGCACCCGGGCCGGGACGGTGGCCTTCCAGTTCACGAACAACGCGAGCCCGCCCGTGGCCACCGACGTCACGTCGGGCTACACGGTGATGTTCTTCTGCGCCGTGGCGGCCTGACCATGGCGTCGGGATTCATCATCGCGCTGGCCAAGAAGAAGCCCGCGCCTGAACGCTCCGACAGCGCAAGCCGCCGGGGCGACCCCGCCGACATGGCTGACGGAGGCGACGATACCGGCGAGACCTCTGACGACCTGAAGGATGAGCCGAATGACGACTACTCGGGGGTCACGCAAGACGCCCTCGACGACATCGCCGAAATCCTCGGCGTGCCCGACAAAGATCGCGACCGCTTCGATAGCGCGCTCGAAGACCTGTGCGAGGCGTGCGCGAAACGAGCCGTTTCCGAGGAGGAGTAACCGATGCCGGCCGCCACCGCAGCCCAGTTGATCACGTCGGCTCAGGTGGCGGCCAACGCCCAGGTAGGCGGCGCATGGAGCAATGCCGAATGGACGCTGGCCATCGAGCGCGCGTACGAGGCCCTCTGGTTCGACATCTGCGGCATCAACAGCGCCTTCCGGCTGACCACGTTCGCCTTCACGCTGTCGGGGGGCTCGCAGACGCAGGCGCTCCCGGCCGACTTCATGGAAGCGTACAAGGTCGTCAAAGATCCGAACACCGCCAACCGCGTCACCATCGAGCGGTCGTCCGATGAGCGGATCGATTCCATCCAGCGGACCTACCGCCTGGAGGGGAACAGCCTCATCATCGACCCGCTCGAACTCGCGGGGGGGACGTACCAACTCAGGTATTGCCCGACCGTGACGCCCATGGCGGGCGGCTCGATGGACCTCGAGCTGGGCCAGTTCCGCGAGTACGTGGAGCTCATGGCCGCCATCGCCTACCTCGACGCCGAGGAGTCCGACAGCAAGATCCAGCAGGCGCGCCTGGGCATCGTGTCGGCGCGGGTGGCCACGTGGGCGGCGCGCTCTCGCAGTTCCGGGCAGGCCGTTCCGCGCGACGTGCGGTCTCGGTGGCGCGGCAACCGTCTTTACCCCTATTGACATGGCGCGCCCACCACTCTACCGAGACAGGTCGCGCGACGGCGCGAACCTCGCCGACGCCATCGAAGATCCAGGCCCGCTCGACCCGGGGCTGGCCGTCCCCCTGCGCGCACACTCGATCGCGAACCTGGCCGAGCTGCGCCGGACGACCGGGAGCGCCGACGGCAACGCCGGCCCGCGGGTCTGCATGCTCGCCGGCCAGGCCAGCCCCCTCGATGCCGGGGCGGGTCTCTTCGCATGGGATCCGACCTCCACGCTCGCCGACAACGCGCAGCAGACGGCCAGCTCATTCAGCGTGGCGGCCGTGCAAGGCGTCGCGCAGGGGCGCTGGCGGCGGATGGCCACGGGCGTCATTGCCAACGTCCAGCTGTTCACGACGCCAGGCACGTTCACGTGGACGCGGCCCGTGGGAAACTACACTCAGGCGCGTATCGTGTGCGTCGGCTCTGGTGGGTCTGGCGGCGCCGGTCCCGGCGGCGTACCGGCGACGACCGTCGCATCGGGCGGTGCCGGCGGCGGCGCGGGGAGCCGATTCGTTGAAATCGTCGACTTCTCGGCGATGCCGGCCACGGCGACGGTGACGGTCGCCGCGGCGACCGTTCCGACGGCAGGCGGCGCGGGAGCTGGAGCCAATGGCCTGACGGGCACGAGTTCCAACTTTCGCGTGTCCAGCAATGTTCTGCTTCGCGGCCAGGGCGGCGGCGGCGGCGGTGGAGGCAGCGTAGGTCAGCCATCCGGAAGTGGAGCCGGCGCCGACCTCATCTCCAATGGGAACGCCGGCAACGGCCCCGCTATTGGGGGGCCAGGCGCCTCGGGGTTGAATGCCATTGGAACCACCGGGCCGGGCACAGGTAAGGAGACAATGCCCGGATCTGGAGGCGGCTGCATTGGCGCTTCGTCAGGCGCGGGGGGTTTGAGCAATCTCAATTGCGGTGGCGGCGGGGCCGGGGGCGGTTTTGATGCCACCGGGGCCGCCAACTCCGGCGCGGTAGGAGGCTCGGTCGGCGGACAGACAGGTGGCGCCAAGGGAACCGTCGGCGCCCCCAACGCCATCAACCCGCCAGCATCGCCCAAAAACACCGGCGTCGGCGGCGGCGGCGGGGCCTCGCAGAGCACTGGCTCTGGAGGGAACGGGGCAACCGGGGGATTCCCTGGCGGAGGCGGCGGAGGCGGCGGCGCATCCAATTTTGGCGGTGGACTAGGCGGTTCGGGCGGTGCCGGAGGTTCCGGTATGGTCGAGGTTGTTTGCTGGTAACGCTAAGGAGAGACAGACATGCCAATTTACGGCGGTTGCATCGAGTCCGTTCAAACGAGGGTGGCCTCGGAGCCTACCGTATCTCCATACGTCGCACCCGGGACGGTGTTTCCGTTTGACCTTGATATAACCATCGGTGCACAAATCCCCGTCGATAATTGCGACACGTCGTCCCCGAAGGCGTCTCTCGCAATCGCGGTGATGCCGTCGGACAACTATTCGTTCCAGACGAACCCGGACTTCCCGGCCTCGGTCGTGACCTTGCGCGGGATCTGCCCAGGAGCGCTGACGGGAAGGCCTGGATTTACGGCGCTAGGACAACCCTGGTACCTGGGCCCGACGGGCCTGTCCCCGACGCAGCCAACTGACTGGTCGGTCTGCACGGTCGTCGGATATGCCCTCAACGCGGACGATCTGTACGTCGACCCGCGGCCCTTGTGCATCGACGTGAAGCAATTCACTGGCGTCGTGCAAACGCAGCAACAGCAAATCTTCACCGGCAACTTCACGGGCGTCGCCGGCAGCCTCGCAGGACATCCGTGCATCGTGCAGGGATGGGGAAGCGGCGGCGGCGGTGGCGGGGCGGCGGGCCTGAACTCTACCTCCGTAGGCGGCGGCGGGGCGGCGGGCGGCTACTTCTCGGCCTACCTGCCCGCCGGGCTCGATGTGGGCGCAACGCTCACCATCGGCGCGGCCGGGACCGGCGGGGTAGGCGGAGCCGCCGGGGCGACGGGCGGCGATCTGGTGCTGACGACCGGCGCCCTGACGATGACCGCGAAGGGCGGTCTCGGCGGCGGGACGCTGGCCACCGGCGTGGCCGCAGCGGTCGTTCTCGGGGGCCTCGGAGTGGCGGGCACCGGCGGCGACCTCCTGAGCCCGGGAGAGCCCGGTCGCTCGGGGCTTCGCTTCAACGCGAACGTGGGCGTCGGTGGCGACGGCGGCAGCGCATCCCCAGTCGGCGTCGGTGGCCAGGGCCCCAACGTGCAGAGCAATGGCAGCGTTGCGACAGGGTACGCATCCGGCGGCTCGGGCTCGGCCTCGCTCGCAGCTGGTGCGGCGACCAATGGTGGCGCCGGCACGAAGGGCCTCCTCATCGTGAACTTCATCGCATGAGCGTCACCTCCATCACGATCCCCGTCCCGAAGGCTGCCGGCCGCTCGCCGCTGAAGCTACTGGAGCAACTGGCCCGGGCAGCCACGCGCGGGCGCACCGCCGCCGTCGGGTTCGCGGTGGACAGCGCGGGCAATTGGTCGGTGACGATCACGACGGACTTCACCATCAAACCGACGCCGGGGCATTGAAGCATGGCCCTCGCGAAGACCTCGATCTTCGTGCCGTTCGGCGGCGCGCTCGACAGCCAGAAGGCGCCGCTGTCGATGCCGAACTCGTCGCTGCTCACGTGCGACAACGTGACCCAGGAGCGCAAGGGCGAGTGGCGTCGCCGGTACGGGTTCACGCAGGTGGCGGGGGATACGGTTCCCGGGGGCGTGTGTCCATCGCAGGTCGCAACCGTCGGAGAGGGCCCGACCGGGCAATCGATGATCGCCAGTGCGCTGACCGCATACCTGGTCTACGACGCGACCCTGGGGGCGTGGCAGAGCGGCGCATTGACCGCGCGCGCCTCGGCGATCACCCGTTCGGAGCTCGCGGCGTCGAACGACGCGGTAGTCGGGGGGCTCGGCTATGCGTCGTCGGCGACCGAATGGATCTGCGCCGTCGTCCGCCAATCGGCCCCGGCTGCGCCAGTCATACTCTGCGTCACCGGCAAGGTGGATAATCCTCAAATCGACAACTTCTCGGCGAACAGCGTGCTCGACCTGGCAGCAAATGTAACATGGATAAAATGCGCCTCGATCGCTGGGTTCTTGTGCCTCTTCTGGGGCGACACGGCGGGCAATCTCAAGGTCAAAGTACGTAACTCCAGCACCGGGATCTTCTCCAGCGCGACGATAAAGACGGGGATCGCCAACGGGTTCATAGCTGACGTTGGCGTGTATGCCGGAAGCACGGTGACACTGGTATTCCTGATGGCGGGAGCGGCGGCGGCATATCAATTCATCGAATTCGACCCGTCAACACTGGCGAACGCGGTGGATGTATCCATCGCCACGCCCGCACGCCCGACGTTTATCACTACGATTTATGATGCGACGGGCGGCGCCGTTCGTTACCCAGCGCATTCCAGCGCTGCGCCGGATACGCGCGTTGATTCGATTACGTCCGCTGGCGCCCAGGTGGGGCAATACTCCGTCGAGGCAATCCAATCAACGAAGTTGACCGGCGTCATGAATGCTGGTTCGGCCAATGGCGCATTCGTCTATCAGACGACGACCGGGCAACTACGAAGAAATGCCCGGACGGCCTCCGTTGTCGGCACCCCTGGATATCTCAATGGGCAATCCACGGCGTCGTCGGGGACCCCGGTGAATCTCATCTCGGTTGGATGGGCAGCCAACGGAGATAGCGCCTGGTATTTCCTGGTGGCCGAGGCTGTCCAGGTGGGGACCGGATTCCTGTGGACGCCCATACTGCAGTCGAACAGCTTCGCATTCGGGGACGTTGCCACGCGCCCTGTTGGCGCTCTCGCCCCGAATGGGATCGGGTCAGGCGTGTCGTCGAGCCTGCTCGCGCAGGCAAACGCCACTGCATCAGGGACATTCAGGGTCGGGCTCCCGGTGCTCACCGCGTTCGGACGGATTGGAGGCGGCATGCACGCCGATACCGTGATGACGTCGTTCACCCATTATCTACGTGTTACAGGCGACTCTGGCATCAACACCGGGTGGCCGGCATATCGTAACGGCAAGCCGATTATGTGCGGACAGTCCCTGTCCACCCCGGAAGGTTTATACTTGGTGCCCATGGGGCAGTTCGCGCCTCCGCAGCCAGTGTCAGTTGCGCAGTCTGCAGCAGCTGGCGCGCTGACGCTGCTCGCGACTTATGACTTCGTCGTCGTGTTCGAGACGGTGACACAAGATGGATTGGTCTGGAGGAGTCAGCCTGCAACTCCAGCCATCATCACGTTAACCGGTGCGAACCAGACCGTCGTGGTCACCCAGGCGCAGCAGCAAGCGGAATCGCTCAACCAATTATTGAGAATCAAGTTCTACCGGTCGCAGGCCAACGGGTCGGTGCCGCAACTCGACAAGGTCTATTATACCGATGGTTCGCAGAATCCCGGAAGCTGGGTGTTCACAGATACATTATCCGACGGAGCCATCAATACCGGCGAAGTCCTCTACACGGTTGGCGAACAGCCCAACATGTGCTGGCCCCCGAGCTCGCACGTGTGGATCTTCGACGACCGGCTGTGGGCGGTGAACCGCGACTACCGCACGGAGATCCAATACTCAAAGAGCCTCCAGGCCCAGCGCCAACCCGAGACCACACTCGCCAATGTCATCGACCTCGACGACCAGTGGGGCGACGTCACGGGGGGCAGCTCGGTGGAGGGCCGCGGGGTCATCTTCAAGCGCAACGCCATCTACTTCGTGCAGGGCGACGGGCTCACCGACGCCGGCTCGGGCAACAACTACACCATCACGCGTATCAGCGACGACATCGGCGCCCTGCCCGGCACGCCGCTCGTGAACGCCGGGGATGCCATCTACTTCGTGTCGCAGCGAGGCGTCCATTCGGTTGACGCGCAGGGTAACATCCGCTTCGTCGGCGCTGCCATCGACCAGTGGGTGAACCAGCCCCAGGTGAACACGCCCGAGACGTTCTACGACGGCATTTTCGTGCCTTCGAAAAACGAGGTGCGCTTCGTGACCACCAACTACGTGTTCGTGTACGACCGGAAGTTCCCCGATGCGCTGCCCAACGGCGGAATGGGCCTCGGCCAGTGGAGTCGTTGGACGGGCCTTTCGGGGATGCGCCGGTGCCTCCTCGTCAACGAGCAGATGGTCCTGTTCAAGACCGACGGGACCGTGTGGCGCGAGGGAACGGCGGCGCAGACCACCGACCAGGGAGCCGCCTTCACGGGCGTCGTGCGCACCGCGTGGGTCCGCTACAACCCGGCCGGCGCGCTCGTTCCGGCCCCCGTCCAGGCTCCCATGCGTGTCTACGACGGGCGCGTGGTGTTCACGCGAATCGCAGGGGGTGGTACCATCACTGCGAGCGCCAAATTGTACTTCAACGATGATGATGCGCAGGTCCAGACGTTCACGTCGCAGGCAATCGCGGGCGGCACCCTGACGGACGTGGGCGAGTTCTTCCCCACGCAGCAGAAATGCACGAGCTGCTCCGTCGAGGTGACCATGCCGTCGGGGGACGCGACCATGCGGATCCAGGGCGTGTCGCTGAACATCGGCATCCGCAAGCCGTCCGAGCAGCGGCGACCCGCTGGGGAAAAGTGGAGCTGACATGTCGTCGTACAACCCCAACAATACCCAGTTCACCGAGAGCGGCGCGGTCGCCAGCGCCCCCGGAACGCCGAATCAGAAGAACCCTGGCTATGTAGACTTCACATCGAAGCAGAGCATCAAGGGAACGCCAGACCCGGCCACGGGTTTCATTCCCAACGAGACCGTCACGGTCATTCAGACCCGCCGTCAGGACGGGACGGTCGCTTACACGACCACGATCCATCCCGACGGCCGCACGGAGGTGACCGGCGTTGGCTCCGAGGTGCCGGCTGGGCAGATGGGTGACATCGCCACGCCAGACGGCCCGAGTTTCAAGCGAACCGACGGCTACATCCTAGGACAAGACGAGCTCAACCCGACGGCCACGCCGGAGGGGGTAGGCGAGAACATCAAGACGACCATTGGCGCAGATCCGGCCTACCAGATCAACGACGTCAAACGGAACGTTCTCGACAATCTTGACCCTGCACATGCGATTGCTCACGTGACCGGCGTGGATCCAGGGAAGGGCCTCGACAATGCGATCAACAACAAGATCTACAAGACCGCGCAGCAGGTCGCGGGGCCTCCCGGTGGGACGGCGTCGCCGACTGCCACCTCCACCGTCACGTCGACGCTGCCCAATATGACCACCCCCGGGGCCCTACCCCCGAGTGCCGCCGCTAACATGGCAACCAATGTCGCCGGCACCGCCAACCGCACGGGCACACAGGCCGCCGCGCCCACGCCCATCACGGCACCGGACAATGGTTTCCGTGCGTCGCTGACGGCGGGCACCGTAGACCAGCAGTCTGCCATCACGGCCGGCAGCATCCAGGCGGGTCAGTCCACGGCGGGGCAAGCCGGGTACGCCCCTTCGGTGCAGGCGACCACCATCAACGCCCCCGACAACGGCTTCAAGGCGGGCGTCACGGCCGGCACGGTGGGTGTGCAGGGCGACATCAAGTCCCAGCAGATCACCGCCCCTCAGAACAACTTCAAGCCCGGGGTCACCGCTGGTACCGTCGGCGAGCAGGCGCCCATCGTTGGGCAGACCATCGGCTCGACGCTCAGCCCCGACCAGCAGCGCTCCATCGAGCTCGCCAAGGGGCAGGCTGAGGGGACCGCCCCCAGCGCGGCGCAGGCGCTCCTCCAGAAGGGGATCGACCAGAACGTCGGCACCGCCTACGGCCTGGCCGCCTCGCTCTCGGGGCGCAACGCGGGGCAGGCGCTCCTGCAGGGTAGCTCGAGCGCGCAGACCGCCATCGCCAAGAGCTCGGCCGACATGGCGGCCCTCCGCGCGCAGGAGATCCAGAAGGGCACCGAGACCTATGGGGCCTTTTCCAGCACGGCCGCGGGACAGGAGCTGGCGCGCCAGCAATCGAACCAGTCGACCGACCTCCAGGCGAAGATCCAGACCACGACGAACACCATCAACGTCCTGACGGGCAACCGGGACGCGGCGCTCAAGGCCGGGCTGCAAAATCAGGCGGACGCCCTCACGGCGCAGATCGAGAATCAGAAAGAGCAGCTCTCAGCCCTCCAGAGCAACGCCACCAACGACCTGACCGCGAAGATCCAATCGGTCACGAACACGATCAACGTGCTCACGGGGAACCGTGACGCCGCGCTGAAAGCGGGCCTGCAGAACCAGGCGGACACCCTCCAGGCTCAGATCAACAACGCGAACAACCAGCTGGCGGCGCTGCAGAGCAACCAGGCGACCGCGCTGGCGGCCAGCACCAGCAACGCGGCGAACATCAACGCCGTCAACATCTCGAACGCTGGCAACGTCACGTCGGCGAACAACGTCAGCGCCACCAACGCCACTCAGGCGAATATCGCGGCGGCGGCTAACCAGCTCACGGCTCAGATCCAAACCGCGCAGAACAACATCCACGTCCTCGAGGGAAACCGGGACGCCGCTCTCAAGGCGGGGATGCAGAATCAGGCGGATACGCTGACGTCGCAGATCAACAACGCGAACAACTCGCTCGACGCCATGAAGTCGAACCTGGCGGCGGTGACGCAGACGAACATCTCGAACGCCGGCAACGCGACCCAGATGTCCGTCGCCGACCTCGACGCCTACAGCAAGGCCATGGCGCTCAACGACTCCGACCGCCAGGAGATTGCCAAGGAGGGGCTCGCGGCGTGGATTGCCTCCCTCGACGCCGCCACGAAGAACCGGGCGATCAGCGTCGCCGCGCAGACCGCCGCAAACAGCGCCGATGCTGAGTTCTGGGGCAAAATCATCGGCGGCCTCGCCACCGTCGGCGGCGCCTACATCGCGGCCTCCGACCGCCGGCTGAAGACGAAGGTGGCCGACGGGGCGAAGGACGTGGGCCGCTTCCTCGACTCGCTCACCTCGCAGACGTGGGACTACCGCGACCCGGAGAAGGACGGCGCGGGCCGGCGCCTGGGCGTGATGGCGCAGGACGCCGGGAGCACGCGCATGGGCCGCTCGTTCGTCGTGGAGCTCCCCGACGGGCGCGGCCGGCTCGGGCTCGACCCGGCCAAGGCCATCGGCCCGGTGCTCGCCGGCCTCGCGTCCATCAATGCCCGCCTGAAGAAAATCGAGGGCCGCCGTGGCTAACTTTCTCGCCGACGACCAGGACCAACCCCCCACGGGCGGGGGGCTGACGTCGCTCTTCCCTCCTGCGCCGCAGCACGAGACGCACACGACGTCGGAATCGGGCTCGAGCACCCCCGTGGCGTCGCCCGAGTACACGAAGGCCGTGGGCGACGTGGCATCCACCGCCACCCAGCAGGCCGACACGGTCGAGGCCCAGGGGCTCCAGGGCTCCGAGGTGGCCGAGGCCCTGAAGAAGGAGGCCGCCGACCAGCTCGCCGCGCTGGATGCCGCCGCCGCGGAGAAGCGCGCCGAATCCGAGCGGCAGAACGCGAACATCAAGGCCCAGGCGGACGTGCTACGCCAGGCGAATCAGGCCCTCAAGGAGACGCCCGCGCCTGCGCTGTTCCACGAGGGCGACGGCTGGAAGAACGTAGCCAAGGCCGTGGCGCTGGCGGTAGGGGCCTTCGGGGACGCGCTCGCGGCGAAGGGCGCGGCCCTCGGCGGGCGCTCCTCCACGCAGAACAGCGTCGCGCAGACGGTCAACATGCTCCTCGACCAGGAGCGCGAGAAGATCAAGAAGCTCAGCGACAACCAGGTCATCGCTAAGACCGGCTTGAAGGACGCCATCGACGCCCGCGCGACCGCGCTGGCCGAGGTGGACGCGCGGGGCGCCGAGGCCATGCGCCGGGCCCAGATGCTCGGCGAGTACATGGTCAAGGCGTCGGGCCCCCAGTCGGCGGTGCTCGATGCGCGACTCAAGGCGCTCGACCTCCAGCAGCACGCGAACGAGTTCCGCGCGCAGAGCCTAGCAGCGCTGCACAAGACGATCACCGGCAAGCACACCGCCGAGAACATCGACCGCGACCCGACGGTCAAGCCGCCGGGGGCGGGCGGCACGCCCACGGAGTTCACCAGCGGCGGGGAAAACTTCGCCGTGAACCCAGCCGAGACGACGCCGAGGCTGCATGCCACCGCGCGGACCCAACTCGGGCTCATCCAGGGCGCCATCAAGAATACCGAGGAGGTGTTGACAGACCTCCCCGGGCATGACTCACCGCAAAGCACGGTGCGGGCGTTCTTCACCGGCGACCAGGCGCGCGCCGAGGCCAATTCGAAGCTGGCCACGATTCGCAACCAGACGGCCGCAGCCCTCAAGGAATCCATGGGTGAGCAGGCTGGCAAGGAACGCGCCGCCGCCATCTTCCCCGACGTTCCGCAGACGGATGCCGGCATGCCGGCATGGAGGGCGAAGATTCATGCGGGTCTCAGCAGCATGCATGACCTCCGCGGGGAGGTGCTACACGCCGCTGGTGGACACGCCACCGGAAAGGCCGCTCCTGAGGCGACACTCCCCACGGCTACGTCCACGCCGAAGCCCGCCTCCGGCAGGATGTCGATCGATGACCTCGTGAAGGCGGCAGGGGGGCACTAATGGCCTTCGACCCGCACGAATTCGCGACCCACGCCCGCGCCGCCGGGTACTCGGATGACGAGATCATCGCGAAGATCCGCGAGCAATCCGGCCAGACCGCACCGCCCGCGGGCAGCCCGGACCAGCCGAGCACGCTGTCGCTGACCGACCTGGCCAAGGGCAAGCACGCCGCGCCGCCTTCCACTGAGGAGGCGCCCGGGGCCATTGAGACGTTCTTTCGCAAGGCGTCAAATGCGGTCAGCTCCAACCTCGTCAACCCGGCCGCCGCGGGCATCACCCACCTCGTGAGCGGACAGCCGTACCAGGAGGCGCTGCGCGGCATCAATGCGAGCGACGAGGCAGGCTCAGCCGCCAACCCTGTTGCCTCGGCCGCTGGTACGGTGGTCGGCACGGGTCTCCAAGTTGCGGCGCCTATCCCGCTGCCCAAGGGAACCAGTACGCTCGGGCGTGTCGGCGCAGGCGCGGCGGCGGGCGCCGGGTTCGGGGCTGTCGGCGGCGCCGGGGACGCGCTTACGGCGGGCGGGGGCGCAGGCGACGCGCTGGCGGGCGCTGCCAAGGGGGCCGCGGTCGGCGGTGCCGTAGGCGGCGCGCTGGGGGGCGTCGTGGGCAAGCTGGTGCGTGGCGCGCCCGAGCGGGTAGAGGACCGCATCGTCTCGAACATCGCGCGTGGCGAGGCGGGCGGCGTCGCCAAGGCCAAGTTCGCGGACAAGGTGACCAAGGCAGCGGCGCGTGACGAACTGATGCCAGAGCTCGAGCGCACGGGGCTCACGGGCGCCGTCGCGACCAAGGCAGCGGCCGCGCCTGGGAAGGTTGCCGACAAGGTGACCGGCGTGATCAACGACTACACCACGAAGCGGCTCGATCCCATCTACGCCGCAATCGACAAGCACGGCGCGACCCCCACCGGATTCGACCTGAAGTACCAGCTTCTTCAGCTCACCGAGAAGCTTCGGGCGAGCGGTGAGATTCAGCAGGCCGAGCACGTCGAGCGGTACGAGAAGTTCATCGGCCGGGCGTTCAAGGACGACCAGAAGCTGACCTCGACGGTGCTCCGCAAGGCGCGCAACGAGGTGGGGTTGGGGAACACGTTTTCCAGCGCAGAGGAGGCTGCCGCCACGCCAGGGATTGCGGCGAAGCAGGCCATCTACGGCGCTTACAACCAGGCGATCGAGGGCGCGGCCGCACATACCCCGGGCGTCGACGTGGCGCAGCTCAAGGCCGCGAACAAGACGGTTTCCACGCTGCTCTCCGTGCGCGATGCCCTCGCTGACCGGGCGACCAAGGCGGCCAAGGGCGGCACGGGGATCGGCAACGCCATCGCCGGTGGCATCGTGCGCGCGGGGGAAGCGACGCTGCTGGCGCCACACGCCATGCATGCGCTCGCCGCGGGGGACATCCCAGGGCTACTGGCCATCGTTGGCGAGGCGGCCGCCATGGAGGTGGGCAACCGGGTTGTGACGAAGGGTCTCCCGCAAGTGGCGCGCGCGGCTGACTACGGCCTGTCCCGGCTCGAGCGCAGCGCGCGGTCGGGAGATCTGGTCTCGCGGGCCGGGCGTGCCGTGATCGAGGGCGGCGCAGCGCGGGTCATCGGCCCGAAGGTCGGGCGCGCGACGGGAAGCTTTCTTTCACCGGGAGACGACAATGGCAGATGACCGAGACAGGGTATTTCGAGAAGTCAGCGCCACGGGCACGCGAGAGTTCGCGCTGGTCGATAGCAATTGCCTTGTGAACACGGGGATTGCACCAGGCAGGCTGTCGGTGCCAGTCCTGATTCAGGCGGCTACCGTGGCAGGGCAAACCACGGACTACAACACCGCTACGTGGGTCGCCAGGACCTACCGGGCGCTACAACTGAAAATCCAGCAGACGGCGCAGACCGGCTCGTCGGGGCTGTCCACGATCACCGCGGTCGGGCTTGTTGGCGCCTGGTCGTGCCGCCAGACCCTCGTGACGGCAGCCTCGGTGTCGGAGAACGCGGGCGCACGCGCGGGGATCTTCTTCGGCTGGAACGGCACGAACGTCGCCTCTGGGGTATGGAATTTCGAAATCCCCGCCGCTCCCAAGATCAAGTTCTTCAAGAGCAGCTGCATCCTACAGGACACTAACCAGGCGCAGGACCAGACCGGAATCAACGCAGATACGACCAACGACGTGACGGGGCTGACATTCGTGAAGTTCGGCGCCGGCACGTGGGACTTCAATTATGAATTGTGGGGGGTGCCGGCATAATGGCCGACGACCGCGACAGGATCTTCCGCGAAATCTCGACGAATTGAGGAGCCACATGACCTCCCGATCTGACCGAATCCTCTCCGCGCTGGGCCTGTCGATCGCGGGAGCGGGCGTCACGCTCCAGGGCATCGGCCTGGGTACCACCCACTATCAGCTGGCCATCCAGGTAATCGCCGTAGTGTGCGGCGCTGTCGGCATGTTCATGCAATCAGTTACGCGACCAATCTCCGAGGCTCCCAGGAAGGACCCGCCCGCGTCGTGACCGACGATTCGCGCTCAATGACCTGGAAGGCCACTCTCATCGGCGGGGCGATGACGATCGCCACGAGCACGGCCGGCTACATCTCGACCCACTGGGGGGGCGTGACGTCGGAGCAGCTCAAGGGCGTCGAGACCGCCATCGGCACAAAGGTCGACAACGTCAAATGGGACGTGGCCAAGGGCGCCGACGAGATGAAGCGGTACGTGGACGAAAAGGTGACCGCCAGCGAGGCGCGGATCCTTGCGGCTCAACCGAAGAAACGAAAGGCTGCGCGTGAATGAGGAATACCCCATCGATCGCACTTCCGGCCTGTGGGATCGTGTCTTCCGAGGCCGCTCCAGCAGCCACCGACGAGCACTCGCAAACGCAGCCCTTCACGCGGCACGCTGCGCGACAGCTCTCGGAGAGGCTGCGAGGCTCATCGATTCGGTTGCAAGCGACCGTCGATCGGCTGAGATCGCTGGCCTCGCCCGGCAGATCGTAGAGTTGAGCGAAGACATGCGGGCGTGCGCCGACCACCTACTCGCCGAGGCGGGCGTAACGCCCTTCGCGCCCCCGGACCGTGTATTATGGTGGCGGTGGCTCCGTGGCCGATGATGAACTCTATATCCCAGCGGACAGCGAGATTGAAGCCGATTTCGATGAGCACGAGACCCCCACGAAGGTCGACCGGCCGAACTGCATCCCAGTCGAGGACTTCCGCGCGTTGTTGGCCGCCGTGGTCACGATCGAACGGAGCTACGTCGTGAGCGAGAGCGCGTTCCGAGAGACCGAGCGGATGGAGGCGCACCGGACCGCCATGGCGCGGCTGTGCGACAAGTACGGGGTCGAGAGATGATCCACGTGCTCGCCATCGGCCTGGTGTCGATCGTCGTGGCGTTCTTGTTGCCAAGGTACCGCCCATGACGCTCGCCGACGCATGGGGCAATGCCCTCGCGCTGATGCTGGCGTGGCCACCCGTGTCAAATCAGGAGTTCGTCATGTATGCGACCTTCGGGACGACCGCGGCGCGGATGGCCCGGGCGTGGGTGCGAGCGTGATCGAAACCGACAACCAAGGAGACCAGCATGAACGACAGTCAGGCAACGCCAAATAACGAGACCATTCCTCCGATGGCCCCCACCTTGGAGGACGCCTGCAACCGCTGGCGCGCCCAGGCCCTCGACATTGAACACTACGTTCGTGCGCTGGTCACCGAAAAGAAGGTCAGCGGCGAAGCGGCGGCGCAAGCCATGCTCGCCGTCCGCCACTTCGAAGATGCGCGCATGCGACTCGGCAAGGTCATTCAGCACACAGCCGGCGGGGGCGTGAGCTGTTGGGACTCTGACCGTAAGCCAGGAGACGACGGCCGGTGAGCGCATTCGCGGGCTACTGCATCGGGGCGGGCTGCTTCATCCTCGGCATGTACGTCGGGCCGTGGCTTGAGCGGATGGAGAAGCTTCGTTGACCCGCCGCCGCGCCATCATCGCCGGCGCCGCCCTCGCGGTGCTCCTCGTCGCGTTTCTCGGCGGACGGTACTCGCGCACGCCCCAGGTGGTCACCGTCGACAAGGTGCGAACCGAAACGGTCCAGGTCGAAAGGCTCAAGACCGTCACCGTGCACGACGTGGCCGAAGCGAAGGCCGTCGAAGCGAAGGTACGCACCATCACGGTGACCCGCTACCGATGGATGCCGGGCGGCATCACGGAGGCCGAGACGACCACGCGCGCCGCGACCGACATGGACACGCACGAGACGAAGCAGGCTCACGCCAGCGGCACGCAGGACCGCGCGGTGGACGTCCGGACCCAGACGGTCGAGCTGCACACCGCGACGCCCGTGCGGCCGAACTGGTCCGTGTCGCTGATGCCCGGCGCGCAACTGTTCGGCTCGAAGGCGGTCACGATCTGGGGCCCCGCGGTGCTCGGTGCGTCCGTCGAGCATCGGTTCATCGGCGCACTGAGTCTGGGAATTTGGGGAAGTACGTCGGGGTCCGTGGGTATTTCACTGAGGGGCGACATATGAGTAAAGTAACCATTAAGATTCCGGACGGCGTAGACGTGTCAGACGGCTACCACACATTCGCCGAGCTCTACGACCACCGAATCACGCTCTATCTGGCACTCTGCCGGTCGCTGGCTGCGCGTGATTTCATCGTATGGCGAAGCAAGACGCACTCCGATGGGACGAGCTTCCCTGGATGGTTCGTGCTCGGAGTTGGCGTCGAGCCGGGGGCGCAGATCACCTATCACCTGCCGTTGTCGAAATGGGACGACGCCAACTTCGCGAACTGGGGCGGCCTGGTCCCCGAGTTTGACGGCCACACGTCGGCCGATGTACTGGTTCGATTGGCGGCCCTATGACCGGCGGCCCATCCCGCTACAACCAGACGATGGAGTTCGTCATGTACGCGACCTTCGGGGCGACCGTCGAGCACCGGTTCATTGGGCCGGTGCGTCTGGGAGTGTGGGCATCAACTTCCGGCGCGGCCGGCATTTCAATCAGGGGGGATCTATGAACTTGATCAGGCTGTTCGTGGTGGGAATCGTGGCGCTCGCGATCGTGGGATGCGGCGGTCCCGCGCCCGACGTCGAACGAAGGGAGTCAGCGCTGACGTCGGCGCAGATCTTCCAGGCACCGCAGTCGGCCCCGGGCTTCTTCGCGACGGCCACCTATGCCTGTTCTGACACCGGCGTCACCTATTATGTACGCCAGGGCATCGCACAGGCGTACAGCGACGCTCTGCACTACGGCTCCACGCGACTGATGGAGTGGGCACCCGGGTCGATCGACTACGGCCGGTCCGAGGTCGAGTTACGCTGCCCGTCGGTGGTGATGTCCAACCACGGGACCTGGCTCGGCAATGCGCAGGCGATGGACTGCGAGATGTGGTCGCACCTGCCGGGTTGGGGCTGGGGATTCAACGTGCACATGCACGTTAACGTCGACGGGCTCTCGTACGCCCCGAAGGGCTCCTACGGGCTGCCCAATGGGCTGTGGGCCGCTGAGCTCTATTCGGAGATCCCCGGCGGCGGGTGCTTCCAGGGGTATCGGTTGCAGTACGTGTACTGATGTCGCGCTACTTCAGCATTGACGAGATGCGTTGTCACTCGGGCGAGGCGTACCCGGCCGTCTGGGTGCCCGACCGCCTGGCCGCCCTGTTCGCGGCGCTCGACAGCATCCGCGACGCCTGGGACGGCCCGATCCAGGTCGTGTGCGGGTATAGGACTGCCGCCTACAACGAGGCGCTGGCGCGCGCCAGCGCGGCCAGGAACGGTGGCGTGAGTGGAGTCGCGCTCAACAGCCAGCACGTGCAGGGCCGGGCCGCCGACGTGCGCCCGACGTCACCCACCGTCGAGCGCGTGGCCGAGCTGCACAAGCTCTCCCGCGAGCTATTCGACCGGGGGGTGATTCGGATCGGCGGCCTCGGAAGATATCTTGGCTGGATCCATGTCGATGTTCGAGCCGGCGAGAGGCTGGCGACCTGGGGCGGGACCGGCATGGGCGAGTCGCCCTAGCAGTCGGCGACGCGCCGGGCGTCCGCGGCCGAGCTCACCACGACGTACGACGCCCCCCAGCGCGCGGCGAACATCAGCTCGTCGGGCGTCAGCTTGCGTTGCGCGAGGGGAGCGGAGCCGTCCTTCACCTCGAGCAGTAGCACGGTCCCGCGCCGCGTGCGGATGACCAGATCGGGCGCGCCATGGCCCATGCTCGACGTGACCCACGCGACGCACCCAAGCGCACGCAGCAGGTCGACGATCGCCTCTTGGTTGCCGTCGGTACGCCCGCGGAGCCTCATTCCCCGAGCATCGCACGCTTGACGG